CCAGCAAATTCAAAAACGACACTTTTCCACGGGACCCCCTCTGCCAGAAGGGCTTGCTAGTCCATGGGTCTTCGTGGTCCCAAGGTGGTGGTCCTGCACGACCGAGCCACGCCTCCAAGTCGCCTAACAAAGGAGGAGGCAGAGGTATGGACTACCACGGTGGAGGGACTCCCCGTGGAGTGGTTCAGGCCCGAGCAACTGCCTCTGCTAGAGCAGTATTGCGTGCACGTCTGCCGGGTTAGACAGATAACGCAGATGATCCGGGACGGCGGCAGCGACAAGGCGGGCGTTACGTTGGGTGACCTTTATCGAATGGAGATGGCCGAGACGAAGATGGTGGCGTTTCTGGCGACGAAGATGAGGCTCACGCAGCAGTCGACGCTGACCGTTCGAAAGTCGAAGCACGGTGGCGGCCCCATACAGAAGCCTTGGGAGAGGGACTCTGACGTTGAGGAAGAGTAGATCCCCCAAGAAGCTCACCCGCGGCGAGGACAACATTCGCTGGATAGAGCGAAACTGCCACGTTCCAGAGGGCGACGACATGGGAGAGAAAGTTACTCTCCGGGAGTGGCAGAGGGACTTCATAAAGAAGATATACGACAACCCCGACACCACGCGCACGGCGATACTCAGCGTGGGTCGAAAGAACGGCAAGACTGCGCTGGCTGCGTTTCTACTTATTCTGCATCTGATAGGCCCGGAGGCGGTGAAGAACTCGCAGCTGTACTCGTCGGCGCAGTCGAAGGAGCAGGCAGCGGTTTTGTTCGACCTAGCGGCCAAGTGCATACGGCTCTCGCCCAACTTGAGGCCTCACTGCACGGTACGCGACACCTACAAGCAGCTTCTCTGCCCCGGCATGGGCACCAAGTACAGGGCACTCTCTGCAGAGGTGAAGACCAGCTACGGCCTCAGCCCCATCTTCATGGTGCACGACGAGCTGGGCCAAGTGCAGGGGCCGACTTCCGAGCTCTACTCGGCGCTCGAGACGGCCACGGCGGCGCACGGCACCAAGAAGCTGAAGGAGGTCGACGGCTCGCGGCGTCAGCCGCTCAGCGTGATCATCTCCACGCAGGCGCCGACCGACAATGACTTGATGTCTATCTTGGTGGACGACGCCCTCGGCGGCAAGGACCCCAAGAAGGTGGTCGAGCTGTGGACCGCCGACAAGGAGGCGGACCCGTTCGACGAGGAGACGATAAAGCAGGCGAACCCGGCCTACGGCGACTTCCAGAACGACGAGGAGGTTCTCAACGCGGCCGAGAACGCCCGCCGAATGCCGAGTCAGGAGGCGAGCTTCCGCAACCTCTACCTGAACCAGCGGGTGGAGGCGTTCAGTCCATTCGTCACGAAGACGGTCTGGGACGCTTGCGGCGCGGCCCCGCAGGAGCTGAAGAAAGATACTCCGATCTACGCCGGACTCGACTTGTCGTCCACCACGGACTTAACCGCATACGTCGAGATAGGGCAGAGGGACGGAGTGTGGCAGGTGACGCCTACCTTCTGGCTTCCGGAGGAGGGGCTCAGGGAGAAGTCCCGGCTGGACAGAGTTCAGTACGACGTGTGGTACGATCAGGGCTATCTCGAAACCTGTCCCGGCAAGTCAGTGGACTACAGGTACGTCGCAGACTTCTTGGTGGACCGCATCAAGGAGGCGAGCGTCAAGAAGATCGCTTTCGATCGGTGGGGGTTCAAGCATCTCAAGGCGTGGTTGCTGGAGGCCGGGCTGACCGAGAAGAAGATAGAGGACGTGTTCGTGGAGTTCGGGCAGGGATTCCAGTCGATGTCGCCGGCCCTGCGCTCGCTCGAGACCATGATCCTCAACAAGCAGCTGGCGCACGGCAAGCATCCTGTTCTCTCGATGTGCGCGGCGGTGTCAGTCGTGAAGAGGGATCCGTCCGGCAACAGGAAGCTGGACAAGGCCAAGTCGAGGGGAAGAATAGACGGCATGATCGCTCTCGCGATGGCCTCGGCCGTGGCCGAGAGCACCGTGCCTGCGAAGAAGGTCGTTCACGACCTCATGTTCGTCTGAGAGTTGGGCGACTGCGTTTGCTCATGGCCTCCACGATGTGCACCCCCCTCACTGTCGTGGAGTGGCTCTCCCCCCAGAGCCAGCGGGCGCAGTCGCTCTCCGTCGTTAACAGTTCCCGTGGGCGAAGACTAGAGGAGACATGAAGAACAGAGAAGTGAAGAGTAAGGAAGTTGCCTACGCTCGCCTCGACGTCAAGTCGATCGACAAGCAGAAGCGAGTCATCACGGGAACGGCCACGACGCCCACGCCCGACAGAGTAGGTGACATCATCAATCCGCTCGGAGTCGAGTTCAAGAACCCGATGCCGCTGCTGTGGCAGCACAAGTCCGATCAGCCGATCGGACTCGTCAGGTTCGACAAGCCGACCAAGTCGGGCATCAAGTTCGAGGCCACCTTGCCGCAGCCCGCAGATCTCAAGAGCGAGAATCTGCGAGCGCGCATCGAGGAGGCGATCGAGAGCGTCGAGCTAGGGCTGGTTCGCGCTACGTCGATTGGTTTCAGGCCCATCAAGTACGCCTTCATGGACGACGGAGGTGTAGACTTCCAAGAGTCCGAGGTGATGGAACTATCGCTAGTGACGATCCCGGCTAACGCCGAGGCCACCATCGCCACAATCAAGCACTTCGCTGCAACGTCCGATACCCCGGACAAGACTGAGTTATCACCGCCCAAAGCTGTCGCTCCGCCGCGAGGCGATAATGTGGTCACCAAGACCGCGCCGACTGTCAAGGCATCATCAACCGGAAAGGAGACATCTAAGATGTCTAAGACAATCGCGGAGAAGATCTCTGCGTTCGAGGCGTCGCGCGCTGCCAAGGCCGCCGCGGTCGCCAAATTGGCGGAGGGCGAGGGTGACGAGATGGTCACGCTCACTCCCGAGCAGAAGGAGCAGCACGACACCTTGATGCAAGAGATCAAGGACATCGACGAGCACCTCGTTCGTCTGCACGACGCTGAGAAGCTCGCGAAGGATGCGGCCAAGCCCGTCACCTCCGAGACGATCACGGAGGAGAAGGTGTCACGTGATCCCATTCGGGCAACGGCGATTCGCGCCAACGTACCGAAGGGTCAGTCCTTCGTTCGCTACGCTCAGGCCCTCACGGCGGGCAAGGGCAGCGTCGACGCTTCGATCCGATTCTGCAAGTCGGCGATGAAGCGCGGCGGTTGGGACAACACCCCGGAGGTTCTCGACTGGCTCGAGCTCGACGTGAGCTCGATCATGCGCGAGAAGGCCGCGGTCGGCGTCGGCACCACCACGGACGCGACTTGGGCATCGCCCCTCATCGCGTACAACGTGATGGCGTCGGAGTTCATCGAGTATCTCCGCCCCAACACGATCATCGGCCGCATCCCCGGTCTGCGTCGCGTTCCCTTCAACATCCAGATGCCGCGCACAACGTCTGCGTCGTCGGCTGGGTGGGTCGGTGAAAACGCGCCGAAGCCGGTCAGCGCGATGGCCTTCGACACGGTTCAGCTCCGCTGGGCCAAGGCGGCAGGCATCGTCGTCCTCACGGACGAGCTGGTGCGGTTCAGCAACCCGTCGGCGGAAGCCGTCGTGCGGCAGGACCTCGTGGACACCATCACGCAGTTCCTCGATCGTCAGTTCGTCGACCCCTCGGTGGCCGCGGTCACCAACGTGTCGCCGGCCTCGATCACGAACGGCGTCACCGGTGTCACCCCGACCGGAACAAACGAGGCAGCGCTCCGCACGGACGTCGCCACGCTGTTCGCCAACTTGCTCACGCTCAACTTGTCGCCGTCTGGCGGCGTGTGGATCATGACGCAGCAGCAGGCTCTGCGACTGTCGCTCATGGTGAACTCGCTGGGTCAGCCGTCCTTCCCGAACATCAACGCGGAGGGAGGCACGCTGTTCGGCTATCCGGTCATCTCGTCGGAGAACATTCCGTCGACGACTGGCTCGCCGACGGAAGGCTATCCGATCATCTTCGCGGTCGCGAAGGAGATCCTGCTGGCCGACGACGGTCAAGTCGTGCTCGACGCAAGCAATCAGGCGTCGATCCAACTTGACTCGGCGCCTGACTCGCCTCCGGGTGCGTCCACTGCCTACATCTCGATGTGGCAGATGAACATGACCGGTCTGCGAGCCGAGCGCTGGATCAACTGGCTGAAGCGCCGCACTGGCGTCGTCCAGTTCATCTCGTCCGCGCTCTACCGCTAACCGTGACTCCGGGTTAGCTCACTCCTTCCTCTGAGCGAGCTCGGGTGGAGAGGGCCGGTACGGAGTCGCCCCCGGCACCGGCCCTCTTTCCTCATCTACCCTAGAAAGAAAATAGAAAGTGATAGCGATGAGAGTAATTGTTTTAGTTCTTCTTATAATTGCTTTGACGAGCTGCGCACACGCAAACAATAAGCGTGGCTCGTGCGCGAGTGATCCAGTTGGAATGATCGCCAGCTCCTTCGGGCTGTGCAAGTAAAGGGCCGTCTTCGATGTGTAGCTCTCATCCGCTGCGGTGAGAGTGAGCTTGTCGTGAGACAAGTTTATTAGGACGGCCTGCCGCCGTCTCTATTTGCTGGCTCTCATCCGCCGTGGTGAGAGTGAGCCTGCCGTGAGACAGGTTTGAGGGAGACGGCGGCATCCTCTAAAAACGGGAGTAAGATAACGATGACGAAGACACTGAGAGCAGTGGTGGCGTTTCCGTACAACGGCGAGTTCAGGAATCCTGGCGACAAGTTTCCGGCCGCGAGCGACAGCGACGCCGACCTTCTGTCGCGGCTCGGCAAGGTGGAGATCGTGAGACAGAAGGGTGATCAGCCTCCTCAGGCTCCCGAGAAGATCGAGACTGTCGCCATCAAGGCTGAGGAGACGAGTGACGAGGACAAGCCAGCCAATCGCCGCGAGAGAGTCTACAGGCGTCGCGACATGAGGCCCGAAGAATGAGACTCTTTGGCTTCGAGGTCGGTCGAGTTAAGACTCCCGTTCCGGCGACGACGACGCCAGTAGGCTGGACCTTCAACGGTCCGGGGGACTGGCTGAACAACTGGCCGGTCGTCCAAGAGCCGTTCACGGGCGCGTGGCAGCGCA